AAAAATAATTAATATATTGAGATTGTTTGATATTGATATGGTTATATTATCAGGATTTATGAAGTTTGTCCCAGAATCTCTGTTTAAAGAGTTTTACACGATTAACATTCATCCCAGTTTATTGCCAAAATACAAAGGATTGACAGGAACACAAATACATCCATTATCATTAAAAAATAATGATAAATTCATTGGGTGTACTTTACACGAAGTTACTGAAACGATCGATGAAGGAAGGATTTTAATACAAAAACAATGTTTGTTACAGAAGACGAACGCACATTCTGTAAAACAACAAGTGCAACATTTGGAAACACAGTGTATCTATGATTTCGTAATTAGTTATAAAAAGGAAAAAACGAATTATGATATTAATATCGAGGAGGCTAATGGGTTGGTAGAAGACCTGAAAAAGAATGGTATTGTTAAAAATGATTTTTGTTCTATATATTCTCATAAGGGAATTGAATTTGGAGCAAGCGCGGACGGGTGTGGTACGAAATTAGATTTGGCCAACGAATACGGATATTTACATCAAATTGGAATCGACCTTGTGGCTATGAATGTGAACGACCTAATCGCTGGCGGTTGTCGTCCTTTGTTTTTCATGGACTACATTGCTATTGATACAATGAATAAGGAAAAATGCAATACTATTATAAAAGGTATAGTGGACGGGTGTAATATGTGTGATTGTAAGTTAATTGGCGGTGAAACTGCTGAGATGAAAGGAATTTATTTAAAGGATAAATTGGACTTGGCCGGTTTTGCGGTGGGGGAAAAAGTGTTAAATTTACCAAGAAAGCGATTGATAAACAAACATTGTCATGTGTACGGTATAAAATCATCAGGTATTCATTCAAACGGGTATACACTGGTAAAAAAATTATGGGAAAACAGTATAAATACACCCAATATCGAATCACTTTTAACACCAACACGTATTTACCATGAATTATTGGACTTGTATTCAAAGTATAAAACACAAATATTAGGGGTGGCTCACATTACTGGTGGAGGATTTCATGATAATATTAATAGAATATTGCCGGAAAACCTTTCTGTTGAATTGTTTAGTTGGGATTTTCCAGACATTTTTAAATGGATTATGAAAGAAAGCAAACTGTCTCGAAAAGAAATGTTGGGTATTTTCAATTGCGGATATGGTATGGTTTTAATAACGAATGAAGAGATTGATATTGGAGACAGGATTGGAAGAATTATTGAAATTACACAATAATTAAACAAAATCAATAATTAAACAAAATCAATAATTAAACATAAGTAATATATATAATTTATATGAAAAACGTATATTGTATTCGTCACGGAACAGCAGAACACAATGTTATGTTTCACGAAATTGGGGAAGAAGCGTATATGAAAGTTACAGATTCAAATTTGACCGATAAAGGGAGAGAAGAGTCAGCCCTTCTTGGAGACCATTGGACTGAAAAAGAAAACATAGATATTGTTTTCGTTTCCCCTCTAAAACGAACCATACAAACAGCTATTAATATTTTTAAAGGTACAAATGTTAAGATGTACGCGTTTGATGATTTAAAGGAATATCCCGCTTCTTACGAGAATATAAACCACAGAGAAGACAAAAAAGATTTAATCATAAAATACCACAAACATATTAATTTTAGATTCTTATCAGACAAAGATAGTTTATGGCATGATACGAGACACGAAACAATGGAAGAATTGGAAAAACGCGTAATAAAAATGAAGGATTATTTATTGAATAGAAAGGAGAAAAATATTGCAATCGTCTCTCACAATTCATATTTATCCTATTTCCTACATGGTAAAATCACAGATGAAATTCACGAATTAAGACATTGTTTTCCTTACAGACTTAGCCTTAAAACAAACACATCGCATAAACCCAAAGAATAAATTATAAAAATAATAAATAAATAAAAATATAGCGTGTTAAGCACACTATATTTTTAACGAATCAATGTTATAAATATTTTTTCATAAAATCATCCACTGTTATAATAGTAATCCCTAACTTTTTTGCGGTGTTAATTTTACCTGTTTCTTCGTCAAGGGAATTTACAATAACATAATCGGTGTTTTTACTTACAGATGAACCCAATGATACACCAATGTGTTTCAATTTATTCATCAATTCCTTATTTCTTTTTCCTGTTACAACCAATTTTTTAGATAACAATGGGTGATTTGTCTTCTTCTCAATCAATCTTAAATCGTATATTTTGTAAAGAATTCCCAATTCATTGATAAAGTTTTTAAAGTCATCGATAAAAGGAATTATTTGTTTTGCAGATTTCACATTAAACCCTTTTAATTTACTAACTTTATCTAGCTTTTTTTCTGGCGATTCCTTGCTACTTAGTATAAACGGGCAATGATAGAGCAACTCTTTTAATTTTCTACTTCCAATTCCCCTCCCAAAACAAGGGCTCGCTCCCATTAAAACATGTAGTTCCACTTTATTTAACCGGTCTTTAATGCTTTCTGTTATCTTTTTCCCTGATTTTTCACCCATTCCGGACAATACAGAGATATCAGACACCTTCATTTTCACTATTTTCTCAATGGTGTCATACCCGGCTTCATAAAACCGAACAACATTTTTGTATCCTAGCCCATCAACTTCAATTTTTTTAAAGAACTCTTCTATTATTTTTGTCTTAACGATTTTATTGTTTTTGGCGTCTTCGTTCGATAATTTAATATCCACATTTCCAGAGGTCCACACATAGTTGTATTCCGTAGGCATCTTGGGCTCTGCTTTGTGAATCATTTTATGGACCTTGGGAATAACATCACCGCTCCGGATCAATTGAACCACGGAACCGACACCCAATCCATTGTCTCTTACAAAGGCAGCGTTGTGGGCGGTAGCGTATTCAATAGTCGCTCCTCCAATAATGACCGGCTGTAATTTTACTCGAGGCTTTAAATACCCATCTTTGCTAGGAGACCACAGAACGTCTACTACTAATGCCTCTACAATTTGGTCGGACAACACCATCTTAAAGGCAAACGCATGAGCGGGGTTCTTCGACTCCCTTTTAAACATTTCATCATGAGTGACTATAATTCCATCGATTTCATACTCATAGTTTTTCCTCCATTTCATCAAGTATTCGGATAGTATTTCCTTATTTACAGTCTTAAGAACATCAAACAATACCGTTTTTTCCTTACCAAAATGATTGACAAGATATTCCATCTGCTTCGACGGTTTTAAATTAGGACTAATTACTTCATAAGTTATAAAATCCAAATCACTAGCCATTTGAATTAATTTTGAGTTTATTTTTTTACTATTTGCTATTCCAGAAACAAAGTTTCTAGGATTGGAAAAGTTAGCGGAATATTTACTATCAAATACATTTTTCTTTATAATCAATTCACCGCGAACCGTCACATTTTTCAAAATAGGAAGCTTTAAATAAGGCAGAAGGTGCGTGATGTCTTGTCCTTTCTTACCATTTCCTCTGGTATATAATTGTGGACTATTCTCAAATTCACCTTCAGCATAATACATGAGTGAAATACCATCCATTTTTGTGCTTAAAACATACGGTCCAGCGTACTTTTTCAACTTATTCTGTATGCCTTTTTCATTTTTAATTTTATCCATAGACCACATCTCATAAGGCAGCGCAACTTTTTTTTTGTCAACCGCAACATCACACGAAGAGTGTCCTTCCTTCACCACCTTATTGTCTGGATAAGTTTCTTCTACATATTCTTTCAACAAATCATACTGACCGTCTGTCATAAGAGGACTATCGTTACAGTAATACTTTTTATTTGCAGCTATAATCATTTCGGACAAATCTTTCTCTGGTAAAGTTTTCAAATAATCACCCCCTGATGTTTTAAAAAGATCGATATTGTTTTGGGCTTTTTCTTGTTTAGTCAGCCTCTTTTTGGGCTTATTTCCACTTGTCATTTTTTTTTTACTTTTTACTTTTTTACTTTTTTTTAATGTTTTTTTTTGCGGTGTGATTTTTTTGTTTTTTTTTACTTTTTTTAATGTTTTATTTAATACACTATTCGTAGTAGATGGTTTGGTTAATATCATAGAGTTTGCCCCCTTTCTATCTTCAGGTTCGGTGTATTGAATATTCAAGAAATCGAACACATCTTTTTCGGTTCTAAACTCCTGTTTCAATTTCTCTCCTTTTTTCTTATTCACCATTTTATAAATACCATGCTCGTTTAAACTGTAGCCCATCTTTAGTGCTTGTGAGCGCATAGCAGTATTAAACTCTTTACTGCCGGTAAAATACAGAATGGCAAACGCATTTTCACTACGGGGAGTAAACATAAAATCGACTCTCCTGGCAGGATTATCGCCCAGTTTGGCAATACCTAAACTCTTTATATTTCCACGGGACAATACCTCAATCAATAGGTTTTCCTTAATCATTTCATCCAGTAATTTATTAAATACGATGTTATCGTCCTTTTCATCACATATAATGATGTCAATATCGCCGGAGTTTTGCTTTCCCCTTCTGTACGAACCCACGATATTTAAGGTACTATTTTCACCCTTAACACGGTTAAATATTGAAAGCAACCTTTTCTCATACTGAATTATTTCAGCACGGGGAATTCGCTTCAATATATCCTCATAATATTTCAGCCCCTTTTTCTGAACGTCGTTTAAAAGTGTCTCTTGGTTTTCCCTTAACCCTTTTATGGTCGTTATTTTATGTGTCTTCACCAACTCTTTTGCTTTCTTTGGTCCAATACCATACACATTTGTAAACATGATTTCAGGGTCATCTTTAGATTGTTCCAGTATTTCCACTTTACCAGTATCAACCCATTCCTTCAATTTACCAATGGAAGATTTACCAACATTCGGTATCCCCTTCAAATCACTCAATGAAGTTATTTCCTCCTTATAAAGAATAAGCGAATCCCTAGCCTTTTCGTATGCTCTTGCCTTCATGAATATCCCCTTTACGCTGTAGTAGTTTCTCACCTGGTCTAAAATATCAATAAAATCATTGTTGTAGCTCATTGTATATATATAATTAATTTGTTTATATATTACTATTTAATTTATATCTAATAAAATATACTAGTCACAAATTTTTGTCAATTTTTAAATTATAATTATTTTTATACATAGAACTTACCATTTTGTATATGTTATCGTTTTGTTTATTTTTATTCTCTTCTTTTTTTTGTGTTTTTTTACCATATGGTTTAAGTTTCTTCAGTTTGTTTAATATCTTATTAACATCCATTATAATGTATATAAATAATTTTTTTATATAAATATTATTTATAATGAATGAATATACTTTGCAAACTGGTAAAATTATGAAAACTATAGATGGAAAAATTGTTACCAATAAACAATATGCTTTTGATTACGATGGTAAAAAGGCTAACATTGTTTTAAAGGATAATAAAGATCTGCATGAATATAAACTTTCAAATAAAGATATCAATGATATGTTTACAAGAATAATGAGAAACAAAGATTTATCATTGAAGGACAGACTAAAAAATATGATCGAACACGAAGTAAAAACAAACAATACGAACAAGCGTAAAAAAAGGAAAACAAAAAAGAGAAAAAGTAAGTCGAAAACAAAGACAAAAAGCAAATCGAAAACAAAGACAAAAAGGAGAAGCCAGGGCAAATCAAAAGTTAATAAAAGTAAATAAAAATTACAACTTAATTTGACGATTCGCCAATATATTTAAAATGATTAAAAGAATGAAGCAATAATACGTCCAACGTATCCTAATAATACATCCCTGTCTTCATAATAATAAATTAGCGTTGGTTCTTTGCTTAACATACCCTGTCTAATATCCATATAAATAGCATGAACTATTAATCCAAATACAAACATGGCAGATAGGTATTGTATTGTATAACTCAAATCGTTACTTAATTTATACAAATCACCATTTGTTCCAATCATTGTGTCGTTAAACCCGGTACTTAGCATTGTAGTTAAGTTATTCCTATATTTGTGTTGATTATTTATTTACTAATTTAGTATCGGTACAAAATAAAAATCAATTTACCTTTTTTTGTAAACCTCCACCATTATTACAGACTCCGTATCCAACAAACCATTTCTCTTTTTCTCAAGATAATGCTTCATCTGTGATTTTTCCATAATATTTAAATATTGCCTGGACGCATACAATAATTCAGTAGTTATATTATCGTAGCTTATGCACTCTATGGTAATTGTTCTATTCTTTTTTATTTTTCTTATGAATTTACTTATTTCTTTTGGCTCATCATCGAAAGTTAAACTTATCACGCAACTATTTCTAATCACATATTTTTTCTTGTGAATATACTCATAATTTATATAATGATTATTACATGAATATTTATATGAATCTTCTATGATACTATTCACAGTATTGGTAATACTCGATTGTTGCTTTAACTTTAATGATAACTCGATTTTATATGCCATTTTTTAATTTATCTAAATATTAATATATTTACATAAATTTTACAAATTATAGATAGTTTATGTAAAATTATAATGAGAAAATAATTTCAATTTACAGGTGTTATAATTCCAAATTACAGTGTTATAATTATTAAATATTATTTATATATATATTAAAATGGCTTCAATAAGAAAAATGATGGAACATGGTTCAGAGGGTGAGTTTCGTTCTGACGAATCAATCACATACTCTGAAAGTAATGTATTTAGTTTAATGGATATTGATGAAGAACAAAATATAAACACGACAACAATAGCTTCTTATGTCGAAGATGTTGCTATAGGATTTGGAACACAGACCCCATCATGTCGGTTATCATTTGGAAAAAACACAGATCAGGTTTTTACCAATGAAAATGTAAAAGACAGTATCCCAGCTATATGTTTAAACGAAGAAGCAAATGGAACGGACGCAACTGGTATTTCATTTTACGAGCGTTACGACCCAATAAGTAAACAACGTGCTGAGGCAGGATTGGCGTTTATGACTAGCAATGAAAACTATAGGACTACGTACAATGGTGAAATATTTACCAATACCATCGATCCTAGCGGGGTTGATATTCCGATGTCAATATTAAGTAGAACCAACGGACATTCACAAATATTAATTAACCACAATCCGGTTAACACTACACTTCGAGCAACATTTGGTAATCAACGTGTTTCTTTGGACGTATCCGGTGCTGTCCGTATGAGTGATTTTTTAATACTTGGAAAATCAAATGAAATTGTTGGTAATTCTACCGATTTTAATGCCTTAAATACAGGTACTGTAATATTTGACGGTACGCGATTGTATTTGAAGCAAGAAGGAACTGGTGCTCCAACTGAAATATTATTGAAAACAGACGCAGAATCAGGGCAAGCAGCGGATTTCGATCCATATGATGCTAATGGACCATCCGCTATTGGTATATATCAGTCACTTCCTATATTGGTCGGTTCAACATTGACAAACGATTCTAACAATTTATTTAAAAATGAGTTGATTGTAGTTGGTAACTCTATAATAGGTACCACAAATGATGAAGTAAACAAACAACAATCATTTAGAGGGGACAGTTTAAAAAAAGGTATATTAAATGTAGAAACAGGAATAGGAATTAACGGGGAATGGGTTGACGCTCGTTTCCATATTAACAGTTCAACCGAACCCTATTTTATTGCCGGGGTAGATAATGGATTAAACAATGCAAATAAAGTAGATTTATCGGACAATACCTTTATTGTTGGGGACTCCAATCACAATCTTCAACCAAAAAGCACTTGTTTTGGTGACAATAACAGTAATATTGGTGCACAATCATTCAACGTGGGCTATAATAATCAATCTACTGGAAGCAATTGTTTCGTACAGGGGAGTTACAACGAGGTAGACAACGCTAAAAAAACGGTGATATTTGGAGAATACAATATCATTCGAGACACAGAATACATTTCATCTCCGGGTAAAAACGTCCATAATTTTATAGCAGGGTTCAATAATAAATTATACGACGGATCCTCCAATTTTATATTTGGAACAAACATCGACACCAGTGGTGTTTCACATACTGCGGCCTTTGGTTGCAATGCGGACGTTAGCCAAAACCTACGTTTTGTGATAGGAACAGAAGAACTAAATGGGAATGCATTCACGATGGATATCAGTGGAAATATACAAACTGAAGGGGACATCAAGTGCTTATCCAACAAAGATAAAACTATATACGACAATTGCGACTTCAATATTACAATAGGAAATGCTAAAACATTAACACTTTTTCCTGGAGAAATTGCAAATTACTCCGATAAACGTTTAAAATTCAATATAGAAGATATACCAGAACCATTAAAAACAATTTGTAAATTAAAGGGTGTTCGATACAACAGAAACGATATCAAAAATGATAGTAAAAAACACATTGGGTTAATAGCACAAGAAGTTGAGAAAGTGGTCCCTGAAGTAGTAAATAATGCAGGAGGTGATAATAATTACCTATCCGTTAGCTATGGAAATTTGGTATCATTGTTAATAGAATCTGTAAAAGAAATGAATACTAAAATGGTCTCATTGGAAGATGAAAATAAAAGCCTTAAAGGCGATGTTACTTTACTCAAAGAACAGATGCAAGAAATACTGAAGAAAATTTAAATTGATTTTAATTTACTACTAATAATAAACTAACACAATTATTATTATGGATATCGAATATTTAAGCAGAAAAAATTCACACGAAAGGGACAGTCATATTACATTTGACGAAGGTCCACATATATATACAATTGATGGGGACAGCAGTTTTACTTCAGTTACCACATGGAACCACAGTCATTTCAGTGGCTTTGACAGCGATAAAATTATTGATAGAATGATGAATTCTCCTAATTGGCCGAATAGCAGCTATTACGGACAAACCAGACAGGAAATTAAAGATGGCTGGGAAAAAAACCGTGACGAGGCGGCTGTTGCCGGGACAAAAATGCACTACGATATCGAGTGTTTCTACAATAATAATAAGGTAGAGAACAATTCAATTGAATATTCCTATTTTATGAAATTTCATAATAACAATGATCTAAAACCATACAGAACAGAATGGATGATATACGATAAAGAGCTTAAGCTGGCTGGTTCAATTGATATGATATACGAAAATGAGGACGGGACATTGGATATTTGTGACTGGAAACGCTCTAAAAAAATAAAAAAACATAATAGTAGGTGCGCGTCAACCCAGTGTATAGAGCATGTACCGGACATAAACTTTTGGCATTATTCTTTGCAATTAAATACATACAAATACCTTATCGAAAAAAATTATGGGAAAAAAATAAGAGATATGTATTTGATATGTTTACACCCCAACAATTCATCGTATATTAAATATAATATTTCACATCTCAATCAGGAATTGGAAGACCTAATGGAGTTAAGAAAAAGACTAGTATCTGCTTAATTGATTAATAAAATTGATTTAAATATATTAAATCTATTTTTATTATCAAAGTAAGCATGAGTATTAAATCTGTAAAAAAAACCGCTCAAAAATATAGCGATATGATGTATGATTATTGCGAAAAAAATAATATACAACCGGGAACTTCGGTACTCGTACTGTTTATAGCATACGCGTGTGTTCCTAATTTTATAGTCCAGGTAATGAGACTACTTATATCATTAAATATATTTGCCTCAGGCATAATGTTGTCAAGTTTTATAGTATCCACGTGTGTTTATGAGAAAGAAGATTTGGATGATTTCGAGGATGACAGTGAAGAGGAGGAAGAGAATTATGAAGATAAATATGATATCGATGAAATTGAAGACATTAGTGGAAATCCATCGGAGTCAGTGTATATTTCGGACAGCACACCAGAAGGCGTTGTGTTTATGAGATACAATAACTACAGTGAAGGGTACGAGTATTGGGCTAACAAACATATTAGTTATCAATTTCTGGAAACGGTATGTAGAAAATTTGTAAAAATTTACAGGTGTAAAAACATGTATGTGGATAGAAAGAGACTTTTAAAAGAAAAGAAGGAGAAGGCTGAAGAAATGAAACGAAATAAAGAGGAAATCGATCAGATGGAAAAAGAAGATTTGAAGCCGGCTGATGATGATTGGGAAGATGATGTCTTCGCAAAACTCAAGACAAACGTCGATAAAAATTATGAGAGTAAAAAGGTAAAGGTGGAAGATGTGGCGGACAACGCAAATAAGTATATTTATAAAGGGAAATTAAATGAAATGATACCGTTCATTGCGAAACGGACCGATGAATTGTCAGAAACAGTAGTAAAGGAAAAAATGAGTTTCAGTATGTTTAAGGCACTGGGACTTAAATAATGAATAGATATATCAAACACAACACATTCACTTAAAATAAAAAACTTAAAAATAAAAAACTTAAAAATAAAAAAACTTAAAAAAATAAAAATAAAAAACTTAAAAATAAAAATGATTAATAATTCATTTTTATTTTATTACGATAATTACGTGGTTTTACCGATAGCATCTATCAAAGCAGCGTCCTGTTGTACAGAGGATATCATTTCTGAAAACCCATTGATTTTTGCCTTGATGTCTCTGAATCGTTTCAATGGTGGTTCACCTTTCTCGCTCAAACTTCCAAGCATTTGGTCGTATTTATCTATAATATTACCAACGTTGTCCGCAAATGCGCCCAATTTTGGTGCGATTTCATTTACTACTTTAGACCCTTGAAACCATAAATTAGCAGGCGCACCAATTGGTCCCGCCGTAGCAACTCCAACCATCAATCCTTGCAAAGCAGCACTTATAATAGTGACAATAAAGTCCCTTATTATAGGTCGCACGCTCTCCATCGTGTCTTCTAATAACTTTTTGTTTTCCCGTATGGTTGTTATTATTGCCATAAATGTTTCATTGGCAAATTGTTGAAATAATTCCGATGTTTCCTTTAATTGATTACGGGTCTTCTCATTTGTTAACGCAAAATTAAGCCGATCCAATAAAAACATTAACAGTATATTCCCACGCATTCTATTTTTAGCACTTAAAACACCAGTCAATCCATCTTCTTCTAAATCGATAGAAGCACTTTTAAATACATCATTTATAATATCTACGCTGGTATTAGAGTATTTTGAAACAAAATCAAAAAAGTATTTGAGCGAAGTCTGTTTTAAATTTCTAAATAAATCTTTGCCTAATTTTTCCTTTACTTTATCAAGTGTTATTCCCTTCCCATATCGTTCGGCACTGTCTATTAATTGTCCGGCATATTTATCTGCCAGTTCCCTTGAACGTGAAAAATTAACTTTATTGACAGTTTTAGTTGTATTTTCCAATGATTTATTATTAAATGTTTTTTTTTCTAATTCTTCTCCTTCTCCTTCTTTATTCTCAGCCTCTTCACCTTCTTTATTCTCAGCCTCTTCACCTTCTTTATTCTCAGCCGCTTCACCTTCTTTATTCTCAGCCGCTTCTCCTTCTTTATTCTCAGTAGACGTATCATCTATCTTTTTATCTTGTGGTGTTTCTTCCTTCTTTTCTTCTTTTTTATCTTCTGTTGGTTTCTCTCCCTTTTTATCTGGAACAGTACTCATGATATAGATTATTTAGATTTATTATTTCTCGTTTTTAACCACTTATTGTATCCTATACTTTTTTCCATATCATACGATGTACCCAACATATCTTGTGCTATAGACAGTGCTATTTGCTCTTGTTCTGATAGACTCTCAATGTATTCTTTAATTAATTCTGGCATATTATAATTAATGTAAATACTTATATATTCTTTTCAATTTATGTTTTTTGATAATACATACACTAAATTTGAATTTCGTTTTATCTCTATTTTTGTCAATGTTTCATTAACCGTGTAATTCAAAGGGTTTAATATATTTATAACTACATTCATGTCGTCTATTGTTAAAAAACGATTTTCAATTGGATGTATCAATACATGGAAACAATTATGTAATTGTAGACTAACATTCCCTATAGGCTTCACAGATATGGGTTTGGTAAATAGCATCAATCCATCATCCTCTACTTTATGTTCAAACCCGATGATCTTATCATACGTATCCTTTTCTGTATTGTACTTTATTTTATATACTAAATAATAAATCATATAAAATTGATTTATATTTTATTTAATAGTTTATTTTTAATAAACAATCACAACCATGTCTCAAACCACCTATCGTTTCAAATTCAACAAAGAATTACTCGAGTCTATCGAGTCATTTTCAAACAAGCATGCAAATGACAATTGTCATGATTTTGCTTCTGCCTTTGAATTATGGAAAAGAACAAACACAGAATTAATAAGCAAAGAATCGGACAGGATGGAGAATTTAGGGTTTAACGGGTCCATAGAACTAAAAATGTATAAGAGCGCAAGGTATTATTTCAAAAATAAGGCAATGAAGAAAACAAAGTCGAAAAAGAAGACAAAAAATAGAAACGCGTCGAAAAAAAATTATATCAGTAGGAATCCTGAATTCTTCTCTTTTATGGAACATTATATACTAGGACATCGCCTAAAAGCATCTACCCTTTATGATAAATTTATTAATGAAATAAATAGCGACATTGTGTCTGTTATACAAAAAGAGGTCATTCGTCTTAAATCATTTGGTTTAACCGAAGAAGAGGCTGAAAAAAAAATACACAAAACATTTAACAATGCTTACTATAAAATTAAAAAAAATATAAAAAACTCGCAAAAAGAGGTAGAAAATAACTAACTATTTAAATATCGAATTAAATATTTATAATTTTTATAACCATTTATATTAAATGAGCGACAATATAGATATAATAAAATGCGATACTAAGGATGAACTTACGTATGATATGGAAGGTGGCGATGTGATAGCAGAAGGCGGATATGGCTGTGTATTAAATCCGTCCTTGTCGTGTAAAGGAAAAGAATCCACCAATGAAAAATACATAACAAAAATACAAGTTTTGAATGAAACATCGGAAAGAGAGATAGAATTTTCGCGTATGGTAAGAAAGATACCGCGATATTCTAAACATTTTGCCCCTATCCATTCCACGTGTGAACACAAACCATCGGTAGTTAAAATGATATCAAACAAATACAACTGTTCTTTTTTATCGGAACACCCAAATGAAAAATTTGCGATTTCCAAAATTAAATATATTAAGGGTGACATGTTTAAAACACATATTTACAATCAAATGGAAAGTGCCGATATTTTTTACTATATCATACACAGTTATGTGTACTTATTATTCTCAATATACATACTTGATAAATATGGTATCATCCATTATGATTTGAAGGGAGAGAACATAATGTATGATATGAAACATAAAAAACCTATCATCATAGATTTTGGATTGTCGATAAAGAAAGACGACATAAAGCCCGATTTTAAAAATGCCGACTATACCAATAGATTAAAGCATAATTTTTATACTTATGCCCCTGATTATAGTTTATGGTGTTTGGATATACACTACCTGTCTTTTATAATAAATAATCCAGATCAAAATGTTAAAAATTATATAGAAAGTATGGTGGATACATATATTGAAAACAACAAAGCAATTAAGCACGCGTCTAACGATTTTGTAGAGAAGTATAAAGAATTATCCATGAAGCAATTGCATAAATATGAAAAAATGGGTGTAAAAAAGTCAGTAGAATACCTTTATAAATACTGTAACACATGGGATAATTATTCTATTTCTATTATGTTTTTAAGAATGGTCGATTTATTCGATTTAAAAGAGCACCGGTTTTTAGTGTTTTTAAAAATGTTACTACGCAACAACATCCATCCGGATCCAGAAAAACGTATTTCTATCAAAAAAACGCACGATTATATCATATCGTACTTGAAAACGAACACGCAAAATGTGGATATATTCCAGCCTATAATCGATAACATCGAGACAAACAAAAAAAGTATCAAAGACAATTTAAACAAGCAAATCAATCGTGACAAGGCTTTGTCTCAAAAGATGTCTCTTTTTAAAAAATAATAAAAGTCTATCCAATTTCTATAAAATATATAATTAATTATATATTTTATTACAGTTTTAATTAACAGATAAAGCAACGATTTACTTGCGTTTCTTCATCGATTTCTTGCTCTTCTTACCCTTTTTCTTGCCCTTCTTACTCTTCTTCGTTTTGCTCTTCTTACTCTTCTTACCCTTCTTCTTTTTTCCTCCTATCAATTTCTTCTTAAGCGTTTTTGCCTTCTTTACTACTTTTCGACTCTTCTTTGCTATCTTTTTAACAACTTTTTTTGTTCCGGACGACGCCTTTTTCCATGTTTTTTTTGCTGCCTTAAGCACCTCTTTAAACATAGTTCCCTTTGGAAGTAGTGTGCGAGTCTTCTTAACGTGTTCTATCCACATGTTTACCATTATATATTATGGTAAGAAATAAATTGATGTAAATAAAAATTGAAATTAGAATAATTAGTGAATATACACCATAAAATACCAATGAACAAAATACACTTATCTTACCTATTATACAATATTGACGAAGTAGTATACAGCTTCATGCTTTCATTATTGTTTAAAAATAAACATTCATTAAACGAATCATTATTTTGGGCCCATGAATTGTATGTAAGCAAATACGATACTTATTTATGGAATTTTATTACAAAACTGTACTACGACTTTTACTACATAAAAAATACTTCTTTTGAAAAACAAATAGATAAGGAATATTACGCATGGAAATCATCTAAGTCATTCCAACATATTGCTAAAATCATAAAAGAATTACACAAACAGAACATTGATACTACTATATTTGAGTTGATTAATAAAGGGACGAATGATATGGATATTACATTCAAGGGTGTGTCGGCGTCCATTCTAAAAGAAGACATTTCAAAAACAGTGTGTTATTTAAAACAGTTAAACAAGGATGAAGTAGTAGAACTTTACAAAAAATTGTATAGAATATCAAAAAAAGACTATTGTATGTTTTACACAAACAAGAAGCATAAATGGACTGTAAAATTATTGAATAAACTTATGAAAATAAGGAAAGTATGGGTTAAAACAAAGTTCAACTCAACCGACATTGGGTTTATAGATAAGCTCGATGAGTCGCCCGATCGTGTTTATAAAACATTGCGTGACAAGCGCATGTATGGGATAAATCAATCAATCGGATCGTTCGAGTTGGCTAGATTCAAAGAAGAGACGGATGTTGTTCGTGTATGGAATGAAACTACACATAAATATATGTACGATGACAACGAGCGGTTCAAAGCAGCGTATTTACATTATTGGGAATATTATGCGAGAGAGACTCCATTTTGGAAAGAAGTATTCGATGCCTATAAAATTAAATTCAACAAACGGACAATTCAGTTTACCAGTATTGAAGACCAAGATAAATTCTACGATGAGTATGGATTTGAACCAGACGAACAATCCATCGAAACTCAAAATAAAAGTATAAAAAATGTTGAAGAGACTACAGTAAGCGACTGCTTTAAATCCTATGGAATTACATTAGAGCATGATATTAACCAAATTAATTATATAAAATTGATTTAAAAGTATTATAATATAATTTTTATTATCAAACAATCATGGTTAAAAATAAGAAAGGAGGAAGCAAACATAAAAAAATGGCAAGTAAGTTTGCCAAGGCACCGCCTGTTCGTAAATCACTGCGACTTGCGAATACGCGTGAGCCGTGTGAAATTTACGCTCGTGTTACAAACATATACGGTGGTTCAAATATTGGAGTTGTATGCAATGACGGAGTTGAACGATTGTGTATAATGAGACGCAAATTCAGAGGAAGGAACAAGAGAGACAACCAGGTATCTCTTAATAAAATATTACTGGTCGGGAAACGGGACTGGGAAGTAGTGGCCCCAAAAAAAAAGGAGAAGGTTGATTTATTATACATATATTCTGAATATCAATACGAACAATTAAAAAATGATAAAACAATTACACAGCATATATGGAAGGAAGTAAATGAAGAAATCAAAAAGGAAGAGAATACTGGTTTTACAATTACAAATGAGGTGGATATTCTCGAAGACGATAATATCATTATCAATATGAATGCTAGCGTGCCTAAGACAGACAATAAAAATATAACAAAGGCGGAGGTGATTAATTGGGACGATATCTAAGAAATAAAGAAAGAGAAGAAAATAAAAAAGAAGAAAAATAAATAATACAATAAAAACTATAATTTTTGTTTTTATTGTAAACTGTTGTTTGAAATGTCCCTGACAGGAACATCATTGTTTGAAGCGTCGTGCGAAGCAGTATTAAATATACTGGAGAAATTTGACATAAAATTACTTTCATCTTGTAGAAATTGCAATGTATTAAAAAATATCTCATCATCATTGTCGTCATCGTACGACAATGGCGCAAAACTATCAATATTATACTCTCTATTGTAAGGCTCTAATAAATTAGAATTAAATGATAAATCAATTGTAATATTTGAAAATAAATTAATAGGTTGTGTTTGAAACGATGGTTGTGTTGTAGTATCCATTTCATATATAGGGTTTGAAATCTCAACGGAGTCCAATTCCATTCTACACACCGGGCATTTTGCCTGTTCCTGTGTCAGCCACCACGATATTCCACTCGAATCGAAAATATGTTTACATGGCAGCTGTGTCACGATGTCTCCTTCATTGAATTCACGGAGCGTTATAGGGCATTCCTTCATATTCTGAGTATTATCGTATGTTATGTGTTTTAATTGCTTCTCTCCCTTCTCTGATAAAATATGTTTGATAGGATTCTCATCAAACATGCTTTGTTCCATCACATCATTCATTATTACTTCTTCGTACATATCATTGAATTGATTAAATAGATTCAAAAAATTAGAATTATTCATGTATTTTTGGTATTTTATTATAATAGAATAATGTATTTAATTATGTTTAATCATGAAACAATATATCTACCACTTCTTTGTCTATAAAATCATATCGTTTGTTGGATAATATATTAAATAAAATATTACGTTTTTCCGACGCATTATCCTCTTCTTTTTCATGAAGGTGACTATGTTTATCATCGGATTTAAACTGTGTTAATACATTTTCATTAAACCCTGAGAACATGACAATATCATCATTTTCTACGGAAATAGGAAATCCATTGCTATGTTTCAAATTCCAAAACACAATTTGAGGTAGTGAAATGCCTTCTGCTCTAAATATAGATTTAATATTATCGTAAAAAGGAAGTCTTGTCACCCGTTCGTATTTGCTGTTGTCTTCTATCTGCATATCCGACAAAATAGTAACCGTTAATGGTTTCAATTCATCTATAGGAAGTTCGGTTCGTTTCACTATGTCAATTAACATGTTGAATACTCCGTACAAATCACTATTCACATTGTGATTGTATTTGACTATTTCCCTTACTTTTTCGCAAATATTCATATTATTCAATGAAATCCATCGTGGTTTGTTGCCAAATAGTAGGACATTATTTTTAAAATCACCAGTATTATGCTCCGATATATATACGCCCAGAGCAATCGCGTTGTAGGAGCCGACTTTCCCCATAGATTGGGACATATCTATAACTGGTATATTTTTCATATGTTTTATAGGGGTCTTTCTACTGTTCCACATTTTTATTGCCAATTGTTTTTCTGGAAAATTATCAGGAAAACACCATAATTTCTTTTCAATTATTTTTTTCACTATTTGATACAAGTACAAATGGTTGGAGATGTGGGTTGCGTTATCTATATATTTTGTATAATTTTGAAAACATAATTTATGTGTCTCCGTATGCGTTTGCATGAACGACCTATGGTATTGATTCAATGCCTTTACGGGTATCTTTGAAAAATCAATCTCGTTTGTTTTATGCGAGCATTGTAATATTTCTACTACATTCAGGTGTTTATTTACAAATGACAACATCTTTCTGTAATTCATCTCACATTTATTAAGCGCCCTTTTAAAAAGTTTCTGATTCACCTTCCCATTTTTCAAATAAATAGTTTTGAAATAATCGCCGTACATATTTTTTGCCAGTTGTGTAAAAAACCACCCATACTTATGGTTATTACAGCTTTTCCTGGGAAGCCATTTTGCCGCCAATGTTAAATCCTCATATTTTTTTATGTATTGTTTTATTTTTTCATTGTCGGCATCTTCTTCGTTGAATAAATTGTATATATCCGTAATTCTGTCATGGTCTGATTTCAAGTACACATTGCTTACTTCTACAATATAAAGTATTAAATTATGCTTTTTATCGTCGGTTTCATCCAGTATATACTGTGCCATTCGCTTTGAATCCTTCCAACACCCAATCGACGTTTTATTTGGTAGTTTTTTAACAAAATAGTCAAAAAGCATGATCGCCATCATTGCGTTCACCTCATACAATGTCAATAACATCATATAGGATAAATCACGCTCGCCCTTCCCAAAATGTATATCTCTTGTGTATAATACTAATTTGCAAACAACTATAATTTCATTCACATACGTGGATGGAGAGGCAAACAATTGTTTCAATAATTTTTTCCACTTGTATTTGAGGTTTAATAAATGGTCTGTTCTTACCAATTGGAAATTAAGCTGTACTATATATCGATATATGTCTGTGCGTGTTAAATCATCTGTCATGGTGTGATCCAGAATCCACTCTTCTTCTATATGTCCCTTTTTTCCATAGTTATCCATAATAATAATATTTCTGTCCTAAATTTAAGTTGTTTTTATTCATCTTAACGACTAAGTGAAATTTATTAGTAGGTTTGCTTTCTGGTTTTTTTTCTGGTAAAATGGAGTTTTTTTTTAGTCCGCCTTTTATTTGTATGTTTGTATTGCTTAAAAAATATGTACAATGAATTGATAGGATGTAATATTTCTACACTGTTTTTCCAGTGTATATCATCTGTTTTACTTACTTGAGACAAGTAATTGTATGACATGGAATGGTCTATGTATTTTTGTATTCGCTTGGAATCTATATCTATATTATACTTTATTATATCCACGCATTTGTATTTCTTTTTATGAAAATGCGAATATTTACTTATGTAGTAAATAAGTTTTGACTTAGGCAATACACTGTCTTTCAACGACGTGGTTGATGTTTTTATGTGAACGATATGATTATTATCGTCGAGATAAGTTATATACAAATTCACATAATTTGGAGTGGACGTATAAAATTTATTGAATATTGCCTCGTCCTCATTTATTTCATTTATCCATGAATCATCCAAATTTTCAAAGTTTATATCATCCATATAAAAAATGGTATTATTTATTATTTTATATTTTTACTAATCGGTGGGTTCGACGTTTACCTCTCCCTCGACTTCTTCTTCTTCGCTTTCTTCAATAACTTCATATTTATATTGATCTATAATTGATGAATCGAGTAAAGTATTGTCTTCCTCCGTTAGGTCATATTTTTTTGAGTTTTTCATAATTTTTAAGTGTTTTTTTGTGTCCGTTTCTTCTTCATGCATATTAACATGCTTCTTCTTTTTCTTCTTTTTCTTGTTTTGTTTTGGTTTACATTTAATATCATCGATTCCCATCTCCAACGAACCAATATTTTTAAATTTACTTTCAATTGGTTCGTCGCTGTTATTTGCGTTGCGCCGGGGATTTCTTCTTGTAAATGAATTGTTTCGGTCGTTTCGGTCATTGTCACGACTCCACCTATTATTTGTTTTTAAATGAAGTGGTGCTGAATTATTGGATGAGTTAAACCTACCATGGTTGGATGAATTAAATCTGTCGCCACCGGATGAATTAAACCTACTATTTGTTCTAAATTTATTATTCGACGAATCCCTATTAAATGAACCTCTGTTATTAAAAGATGACCTGCTACCTTCTCGATTAAAAGAATTGGTATCACGGGTTCGTGTAAAACGATTGTTGGATATATCTTGAAAACGACTCATTATTTTATTTATTTGGTATTAATAATATTGTAAATTAATTAATTAAATGAAATCAATTTAAATAAATCACACTAATATTATATGTCTCTTAACAGCTAACCTAGGATAAACTTTGTCGTATAATAATCTTTATTAAAAATTTACATAGTAAATTTTCTTATTATAATAACAAATACAAGAGACTGCATTTTATAAATTGATTTATAAATATGGATAGTTGAAAATCCATATATCCATGTTTAATAATAATACACTTTGTATTCCAAGAGTTTGTAAAAACATCAAAAAAAAACAAATCTTTGATGTATTTAATATCTATAATTTTGGAAAAATAAAAAAAATAGACATCATTGAAAATAGGGGAAAAAATAGTAATATCGTTCATGTTCATTACAGTTACTGGCATAATAATACATATGTCAACAATATAAAACAAAAATTAATGAGTAATCTAAATATAAAAATATTCTACGACAAACCATGGTTCTGGATAATTTATCTCCATAAAGGCAATACACAACATACCAAAACGACACGTTAGCATCATACATTTAAACAAAAATAATCCATAAGGATTGTTTTTTTGTTTTTTGTTTTTGTTTTTTTTATATATTCGGAGTAATGTAAAGTGAGATTGAGGTATTATTAATGAGAGGGAGAAGGAGATGAGGATGAAATACGTGCCTGAATAGGGTCATTTAGATCTAGCATAACCGTATTTACTCGCAACACATTTGTTGATGGACGAGGTGATAAGTCAACGGTTTCGCGTCTTTTAACACGAGGAACTATTTGTGCCTCCGCATTTAGTTCTGGCTTCGCGGAATTCGAAATCCACACTTTCCAATATCCGGTATGGGAATATGGAACAATCCATGGAATGGACGCCTTCATGTTAAGCAATACATCAATACTATCTTGATGCCGCATGTTCCAGCCACCAGGAGCAAAATGAACGTACACCCTATTGTGTTTTTCATCTTTTGAAACAATATCAATGCGCTCAATATGCCCTACTTTTTGCGCCCTGAAAACGGCAAATACCCTTTTCTTAGTGATATGTTTAAATACAAATGGAATACAAAGTGTAATTCCATCTTTATCTGAAGAGTTCCGGACGAAATGCTCCGATACGTTTAGCTTCTTTTCATATACTTGTTCGATGTTAAAATTCATGATATAATAGTATTAGTAATATTTGGTTTAAAGTTGTTGTTTTAGGTTTGTTTTTTATAATTAAATATCTAGTACAAAAATTTTGGCAATTTATAATATTATTTTCTAATATTAAATTATTTTCTAATATTAAATTATTTTCTAATATTAAATTATTTTCTAATATTAAATTATAATGTCTTTACACGTTTTAAAAAGAAAAATGTTAAACAAAGAACGCCACAGAGCAATGAACTCAGCTGGTGGGGGATATAATATTGCTGTCACGAATACGGGTGTAAACAAGAGCAAATGTGCCAGCGCCCATAATAAAACACCAATTATTCAGCAATCTTACCATAATTTGTATAGAACGAGAATAAAACATTATGTTGACCCAAAAACGACTTGGAAAAAAATGCCTGAATCCGAAAGCAAAACACATACCGAAAACAAAGCATCCAAAGAGATTCTACTCGCCGAATCATGTGCTTCTGAAGGCGATAATAAATTTCTCAGTTCAGCAGACCAAACTGCCCGTGTTAAAGCATTGCGTATTTGCAAAGATCAGGAGTATGAATTAGAAATTACTGGTGGAAGTGCGTCTAAATCAGTATGTCCTTGATGATTTAGTTTCAAATTCTGTATTTTATAGTCTCTTACCATGCTGGAACTTTTTTTACTAAATATAATATAGTCCTTTATGCCGTGCGAAATCCTTTTATTGCATGAATTACATAAATGCATCCAAAATTCACAATTTTTATTTAAAAAAAAAGAGCGCGTGAATAATATAGTATTCGCTGTGTAAAGCCCACAATTCACACACGAATGAAACCATCCTTCGTCTGGCATTGCCGACTTTTCGTATAAATCTATTTTTTCAAATACATCATTATTAAATGATGTAATTGGGATACATTTGTTATGACTATACCTTTTTCTCATTTACATATTGGGGACCAAATAATTCAAGCCATACTACGAATTACTGTTGTATTAGGAAGAAGCATATATTTGGGTCCATGATCTTGCCGTATTGTCGTATTTTTCTCTTTCATTTACATACTCATTTGCAATATCGACTACTAAAGGGTCGTCTGGGTTGGGATCGGTCAATAAAGAGCATATAGACAGCAATACTTTGGAAATAGTCAAAGCAGGACTCCAGTTGTCTTTGAATATGTCAAGGCAAATAAAGCCACCACTATTGATATTAGGGTGATATATTTTTGTTAAAAATCTCACTTTTGGAGATTTGAAAGGGTAGTTTTTTGGAAATTGAATCTCAAGGTGAAAAATTCCACCTTCATATACAGTCTCTGTTGGTCCTATAATAGTTCCCTCCCAATTGTATATATCATCTTCGACTGGACCAGCACTACAGTTGTCGGGTGGATCCTTCATAAATAGTTGTAATTCTTTTTTAATACGCTGAGCGGAAGACATTCTTGTTAATAATATTGTGTATTTATGTTTAGATTGTTTTAACAATTATTAAAAAAATAAGGCAACCCTTCTTTGTTTTATTTTTTCTTTGTTTTCCTTTTTTATTTTTTCTTTGTTTTTCCTTTTTTATTTTTTCTTTGTTTTTCCTTTTTTATTTTTTATGTAATTGGTAATTGGTAATTAGTCTGAGTCTGAGTCTGAGTCGCTGTCAAGACAATCCGCCCAGTTAGTGATTTTTGGTTTATATGAATTTAGCACTTCATACGCTTGCTCTAGATCACATTTAAGGACGCATGAATTCTCATTTAATGGAATCATTACATCTTCTTCGTCACTTGTGGAGCAGTCCGATTGTTTCTCAAACAATCTGTCTTCCTTAACAGCATCGTTAATACCCTTAGACCATGCGCCTTGTGGCACCGGATTTGAAATAGCAGCAGCATTGGTTAACAATGGCAATGGGAAGTCCTCTTCATCGTGACAGTCGTCTAGAGCAAAGAACTTATTGTTATTTGTCTTTTTTGACACTGGTTTTGTTGAAGCGGCAGGTCGATATTGTTTTTTCAAAACCGGTCCCCTCGTCCTGTTGTGTCTTCTCTTATTATTTTTCTGTTTTAACACCAGACAATGTTTGGTGGTATGCCCTGTCTTACGACAGTAGCCACATACTGTTGCCAGTATAGTAGGACAAATCACTACACCGTCCTTTCCTGGACTGGATTTTGGGTAGTGGCTGATGTATACATGATGCGGTTTTCCAGCGCTTTTACAGAATCCACAGAACTTAGATTTGGTGTGACAGCGAGACATATTAGATATTATGATTAATGATATTGTGTTGATTAGGGTTGAATATTGTGTTTGTATGATTATTTATTGTAGTACAAAAATTTTGTCAATTTATAAAATAATAATTGAAATCGACGGATTAAAACAAAAATAGGTCTATTTTTCCTAGTTTTTTGTTTTTGTTTTTTGTTTTTTTGTTTTTTTGTTTTTTTGTTTTTTTGTTTTTTTGTTTTTTACATTAATAATGAGTCTAATTTATAGATTAATCTTCTTTTTCAAATAAGTATTCTATTTTCTCCTGCTTGGTCCTCTTTATATCCATACAGTATTCGTCCAATGAATATTGTCCTTTAATATCAAATGTAGATACAAAGTAGAATACGTTGACTTTAGAAGCGAGTTGTCCTATTCTAAATATACGTGCTATTGCCTGCTTTTCAACCGCTGGATTCCAGTGAGGAGATACAAAGTATACTTGCCCGTATTGCTGTAGGTTCAGCCCATCTGATCCAGATTTAATCTGGGCCAACAGCACATCATAGCATTTCGATTCTAAAATACTCGCCTTGTTTTTAGAAGTGGTTTTACCATTAACTACTGCTACACTGTATCCCTTTGATTCTAATTTAGTTTTAATAAATCTCATTTCGGCGTTATAAGTATAGAATACTAATTTTTTAATATCCTTCTTTTGCGAAA